GATAACGGAGATAAGTTAAGGGGTTCAAGACGTGATAGACTATTTATAAACGAAGCAAACAACACAACACTTGATGCCTTTGACCAATTAGAAGTTAGAACAAAAGAGTTTGTATTCCTTGATTGGAATCCATCTAATGAGTTCTATTTCTATACTGATATTTTAGGAGTAAGAAATGATGTAGAATTTATCACATTGACATATAAGGATAATGAAGCGTTAAGTCCTGAAATTGTATCATCTATTGAAGCACGTAAGAATAACGTAAGGTGGTGGCAAGTATACGGTCTAGGACTACTTGGAGAAGCTGAAGGTAGAATCTATAAGGGGTGGCAAATGATTGACAGTATACCACACGAAGCAAGACTTGAAAGATATGGAATTGACTTTGGATATACTAATGACCCAACAGTAATTGTTGCTCTATACAAATATAACGATGGATTCATAATTGATGAAGTTTGTTATCAAAAGGAAATGAGTAATAAGATGATTGCTGATACATTAAAGAATTTAGAAAGAGCATTAGTAATTGCTGATTCAGCAGAACCAAAGAGTATAGCAGAAATTAAAGATTATGGATTAAATATATTGGGAGCAGAAAAGGGTCAAGGTAGTGTATATCAAGGTATACAATATGTTCAAGACCAGAAGATAAGTTTAACAAAGACAAGCACTAAAACAAAGAAAGCTTACGATAACTATTTCTTTTTAAAGGATAAACAAACAGATAAATATATTAATGAGCCAGATGATTCAATTCACGAATGGTCTAACTCTATGGATGCTATAAGATACGCCTTTAGTTCTTATAAACCAAAAAGAGATAGTATATTTGATAAGGCACAACCTGTTAAGAAATTTAGATAATAATATGGATAATAAAAAAATAAGTGAATTAGTTGCTGATATTATAGAAGATTCTAAGACTTCAACATTAAAATTAGTTGAAGGTAGCAAACAAAATAACATTCAGCCTATTCTTTTCAATCAACGTGATGTATTAAGAAAGATTAATTTCTATATTAATAACAGATACACTGAAAGAGATAACGATGCTATCTTTTGGAATATTAGTAATCATCGTATTACCCACTTTTCTAAGTTAATCAGTCCTGATACTAAAGACTTTTATCCATATGGATTAGGTCAACATAATTTCTTACAAGCTTGGGCTTTACGTAAGAATGTTAAAGACTGGTTCGATGATGAAGCATTTTATAAAACATTAAATGATACTGGTGAAGGTCTAGCAACATATGGTTCTGAAGTATGGAAGAAATACAAAGAAGATAATAAGACCTGTGTAAAAGAATCTAAGTTAGAAAACTTATTCTTTGACCAATCAGTAGAATGGATTGAAGATTCAAATATAGTAGAACTTCACGATTTAACTATTCACGACCTTTGGGAAAAGGATGGTGTGTGGGATAATATTACTGAAGTATTTAAAAAAGATAAGAAAGCAAAGAGATTTGAAGTATGGGAGTTCACTGGATATTTTAGTGAACAAGAAGATGAAAAACCAACTTACAAACACGTTATAGGATATGGATATGGTCAAGATGAAATTATTCTTTGGTCTGAAGATTTAGATGAAGATGAATGTCCTTACTTAGACTTCCATTTAGGAAAGTATCGTGGCACTTGGTTAAGACAAGGTGTTGTTCAAAGATTATTTGATTTACAAGAAAGAGCAAATCAATTGATTAATCAAAACGCAGCATCAACAGAAATTTCTTCTTTATTACTATTAAAGAGTGATAAGGCAGATATGACTGGTAACGTATTAGAACAAGCAGTTAATGGTCAAATAGTTGGAGATGAATCATTACAACAAGTAGCGATTCAAAACGTTGGTTTAGCACAGTTCATTCAAGAAATGAATATGATTAATCAACAAGCTGATAAGTTATGTCTTACACCTGAAATTGTTCAAGGTGAAGCAAGTCCAATTAATACCACATTCCGTGGTATAGCAGTTGTAAACGCTGGTGCTGTTACAGCATTTAAGAACTTTAGACAAGACTTCTTTGAAAAGGTAGCGGACTTCTTACTAAAAGATATCTTTCCACCATTAATGAAGAAATGGTCAAGAGAATTGATGATTGAAATGGCTGAAGATGCGGAAGATGTAGAAGCTTATGATAAAGCAGTTCTAGAATGGCTAAAGAAAGAATCAATGTTGAATGGTGAATTAGTAACACCAGAATTAGAACAAGAGTTACTAAAGAAAGTTCAAGATGGTATTTCTAGTATTGGTCGCAGAGTAGAACAGGCTGATGACTTCTTTAACTTTAAATGGGGATTTAAGATGATGGCTACTGATGAATCAGTTGATAAGTCAGCACAAAATGATGCCTATTTTAATGCCTTACAAATGATTGGAGCTAATCCTACATTAAGTGAAATTCCTTTATTCAAACAATACTTAGAAAATAATGGTATTAGTCCACATAAGATTACACCAGTTCAAAAGCAAGAGCTACAACAAGTAGCACAAAATGGTGGTGGTTCAATGCCCGAACCAAAACAACCTGACCAATTACTTGCTGGTGCTAAAATGATACAATAATATGATGAATGTAAAATCATTTATAACATCTAATGATTACCAAGAGTTTAAACAGTTTATGATGAATGAGTTTGTTACTAAACCACTTGACATTAAAGCTGTTGATACTGAAGGAATTATTATGGAAGTTAAATCAAGCCAAATAGCAATTGATAAGTTATTAAAAGGCTTCAAGAAATTTGAATCAACAGCAGTAGCTGAAGTTCAAGTAGAAAAGCCTTATAGGTAGAATGGAATACTCCCAAGTTCAAGTCTTGGGCTACCATAGATTTATCTCCTAAAGAGATTAAGACACTAAAGTCTATAAAATGACTAAAAATTAACAGGCACTAAACGCCTACATATCACTATGGAAGAAGATGAAATCGTGGTTGATGAACCAATTGTTGAAGAACAAGAAATCATTGAAGAAGAAGTAGAAGAAGAAACCAATGACTCCCCTACTTTGGAAGATTACAACAGACTAAAAAAGGAAAGAGAAACCTTGTTAGCTCAAAAAAATCATTGGAAAAAAAAGGCAGAAGGTTCTAAAGAAATTGAACAAAAGCCACTTATAAAAGAAAATAACAAAACTCAATCTAGCTCCCTTACACGTGAAGAAGCTATCTTGTTCGCAAAAGGTTACACTGAAGAAGAAGTAGACTTAGCTAATAAACTGGCAAAGGTTAATGGAATCGGTATTTTAGAAGCAGTCGAAGATGACTATTTAAAAAACAAACGTGCTTTACGCTTAAAAAATGAAATGTCTAATAAGGCATCACTACCAGCATCAAATGGTGTAGGTAAATTTAAAGCAGAAAAGCCAGTCGGTGAAATGTCTAAAGATGAACATAAGGCTTACTTTGATAAGGTAATGGGTAACTAAGTTGGCTACTGGAGCATTTCCAACAGCGACAGAAACAAACACAACTCTTGCTTCTGTTATCCCAGGTTTATTCTCTGAAAAGATGAATAACTTTTACCAAGCCGCTAAAAAGGCAACAGCTTTTTTCACAGATTTATCTAGTGAACTAAGTTCAGGAACTAAAACTCTTTTAATTCCAAACATCACTGAAATGACAGCTTACGCTAAATCTAACGCAACTGTTGTTACTTTAAACAACCCAACAGACAACCAAATCACTTTAACAGTTGACACTTGGTATGAATGTTCGTTCGCAATCGAAGATAAAGAAGCAGAACAAATCAAAAAGTCTTATTCTTATATGTCTAAGTTAGCTGAAAATGCTGCTTACACTGTATCAAAGGCTTATGAAAACGCTGTATTAGCATTATTCACTGGATTCTCCCAAGTAGTTGGAACATCCGCTGCTGGATTAGCTGATTCAAACATCGTTCGTGCTATTCAATATCTTGATGAAGCTAACGCCCCACAAGAAGATAGAGCTTTCTTCTTAACTCCAAAACAAGTTTGGACTGATTTAGCTCAAATCAATAAGTTCTCTCTATTAGTAAACACCGTTGGTGCTGACCCTATTATGAAAGGACACGTTGGTTATTTATATGGTATCCCTGTTATTATGTCTACTTTAATTGGTGCTACACTTGGTAGTGCTAACTCTTGTTTAGCTCATAAGGATGCTATCGTTCACGGTTCTACAATTATGCGTGTTCAATCTAATTATATTCCACAATATCTTTCAACTATCACTACTGCTGACGTAGTATTTGGTGCTATTGAAAATCGTGATACTTCTGGTGTATGGATTAAAACAGCTGCTGTCTAATCTGAACTCAATTTATTAATTTAATATATTGCTTGGGGGGATGGTCATTCTTTCCACCCCAAGAATGAAAGTAATATATGGCAAACGTAGTAATGTCACCAAAACCAAAGAGAGTAAGAACATTTATGATTAATGGACAAATTTATGAAGGCGGAGCAGAAGAATATTATTCAGGAAAATCAACCCAACCAGCCACAGATACCACAGTGGGCGATGAATTGGGAGCAACTTCAGGAACAGATAGATTGGATGAATCGACAGAAGATGATAAAAAAGAAGATAAAGAATAGACGTTATGTATAATCCAAAAGTAGCAATGATAAATAGTGGTTATGAAGGTTGTTCTTATGTTCGTATTTATCTACCTTGTGTCTATAATGGATATTGGACTGATAAGCCAAGTATGTTAAAAGATAGACTTGGACTAGATGAAATTAAACAACAAATTGATAGTGCTGACGTTGTAGTATTTCATAGAGCAGAAGAACAAGAATATCATAGACTTGCTAAGATGCTTAAAGCACAAGGAAAAAAGATAGTAATGGATAATGATGATACCTTCGCAATTGAAGGTTATCACCCATTAGGACAATTTACTCCTGATGGAAAAAAGATTGATAATTTAAAAAGACGTTCTGATAATATCAACGATTTTATTAAGATGTGTGATTTAGTTACTGCTTCAACCGAAGTATTAGCTGATGAATATAGAAAAATAAACCCAAATACAATTGTATTACCAAATTATGTTGACCCTGATGATTGGGATAAACCAAAAAGAAACACAGGAGATAAAATAAAGATTGGATTGATTGGTTCGGCTGCTATGGAATATGATTATCTTCACATTAAAGATGTTATAAGACAATTAAGCGAAAGAGATGATGTAGAACTTATAATGTTTGGACTTGGAGATATAAAACATCGTAAACATAATCCTTTAGTAACTAAAGTTTTTAAGGAAGAATATGCCTTTTGGGATTCAATTAAAATGACACAAATACCTTGGTGTAAAAGAGCTGACTACAACAAGGCATTGAATGAGTGTAAATTAGATTTTATGCTTATCCCAAGAAAGGAAAATTACTTCAATACTTGTAAATCAAATATTAAGTTCCTTGAAGCTAGTATGTGTGAGATACCAGTGATAGTCCAGAGCTTCAAAAACAGCCCATACGAAGAAATTACAGACGGAGTTGATGGAATACTCATCCACGACAATAAAGACTGGATGGATAAGATAGAACTATTAATAAAAGATAAAGAATTAAGACTAAGAATTGGTAAAAACGCACATAAATATGTGTTAGATAACTATAATATAGAAAATAACGCTTATAAATGGGCTAATGCCTATAAATCACTATTCGTATGAGAACAATTAAAATAAATGCTGAAGGTTTAGTTGACTTGTTAGAAAAACAAGCAAAGATTCATAAAGCACAAGTTAAAATTAATAAAGAGTTGTCTGATTTAGACACAGAAAGAACTAAAAATGGTTATAAGTCTGAAAAGATTAAGGAAAAAATGAAGCCAATTATTGATGAATTAGTTCCAACGTTTGAATTAGGAGAATTTGAAATTATCACAAGTATTTCACTGAATAATGGACAACCAGAAGCAGTAATTCTAGATATGGTTGAAGAATATATTAATATGTTAAGAGAAAAGAAATAGTTGGCTGATACATCGACCTTAATTGGTCGGTAATTAGATAATTATTTAATAAAACAATATGGTTTATAACGATACAACTAATTTAAATGGTATACTTCAAGAAGTTGAAAGACTTACTGATTTAGGAACTGGATTTATCACTGGAGATGCTACAAGATTAAAAGAATTTACTACTTACATTAATGAAGGTCAAGATGATATCTGGTATGCTATTTATAAGTCTACTGGTAACTGGCAATGGGATGATAGTAATCAATCAGATTTACCACAGGCAACTACTGATTTAGTTAGTGGAACTGGAAAATATTCTATACCAAGCGATGCCCTAACTATTCAAAAAGTGGCTATTAAAGCAAGTAATGGATTATGGAGAGATTTAATTCCATTTACTAAAGAACAATTAGTTTATAATCTGGATGAATTTGCTAAGGTAAATAATATTCCAATGTATTATAGAGCTATGGGTGACACAATGGAACTTAAACCAGCACCTAACTATAATTCAACCGCTGGATTAAAAATTTACTTTGATAGGGCGATGGTTGACTTCTTGCCAACTGATACTACTAAATCACCTGGATTTATTTCACCATATCACGGATTACTAGCTTTCTTTGCTACTATATTTTGGTTAAAGATTAAACAACCAACATCACCATCACTTCCTATATTTATGAAAGACTATGAAGATGGTAAAGCAGAATTAGTAGCTGTTTATTCTGGTAGATTTAAAAATTTAAAACCAAAGGTAACAAGACAAAAAGTATCTTATAAATAAATATAAAACTATGAACGAAAATTTAAAATTAAAAGGTCTTATCTCCTTAACATTAACTGATTCAAACGGTAATGTAAAAGATAAGAGAGAAATTAAGAATACAATTACAAGTGCTGGTTTAGCTCAAATCGCTTTACTTGCTGGAGATGCTACTGCTATTCCTTTTACCTATTTAGCTTTAGGAACTGGTGTAACTGCTGCTAATATCGCAGATACAGCATTACAAGCTGAAACTGCTGCTTCTGGATTAGCTAGAGCCGCTGCTACTGTATCACGTGTTACAACAACTGTAACTAATGATACCTTACAATTATTAAAAGCTTTTACTGCTGGTGCTTCCGTTGCTATTACAGAATGTGGTATGTTTAATGCTGCTTCAACTGGAACAATTTTAGGAAGACAAGTTTTCGCTGCTGTTAATGTAGTTTCTGGTGATATCTTAACTATCACATACAAAGTTTCATTTGCTTAATTAGTTACTTAATCAATAAAATATGGCTGTTAAACTTTACAACGATTCTGGCACTCAATACGATGCCACTGATACTTCTTATGATGGAAACTCTATTATGAGCAAGATTTTAACTGATAGTATTGGTCTAGCAGAGTCTTTTAGTAAAAGTTTATCTAGATTATTATCAGAATCAATTCACGGAACTGAAAGTATAATTAAAAGTTTATCTAAAACAATAATTAATTCAATTAGTTCCGTTGATACGGTAATTAAAGAAACAATTAAGAATATTAGTGACTCAATAACTGGAAGTGAAATATATTCACGTGTTATAAACTTTGTAAGAGTAGTTACTGATTCTATAACTGGAGCTGAAATTATAAAGAAAGAAACAGAAAAAACTAAAACAGATACAATTACTTCTAGTGAACAAGTTAGTAAGTTTGGTCAATTTTATATAACAGTAATTGATTCAATTAAAGGTTCTGATATTATACATAGATTCTTAAATGGAATAGAACAAATTTGGACTACGGTTACAAAGCCAAGTGCTTCTGTTTATACAAAAGATACAAAGCCAAGTAATACTTGGACTGATGATAATAAACCTAACCAAATATAGATAATATAATAAAAATATGGCGATTAATTTCCCTACAAGTTTAGATACACTAACAAATCCAATAACAACCAGTCCATTAAATAGTCCAAGTCACGCTGGTCAACATTCTGATGCTAATGATGCTATTGAAGCTTTAGAAGCAAAGGTTGGTATCACAAGTTCTGCTGATACTAATTCTTTAGATTATAAAATAGCACAAAAAGCACCACTTAGACCTGTAGCTACAAAAGTTACATTAGTTGATGCTGATGAAACAACTGGAAATGATAGTGCGGCATCTTTTGGTCAAATAAAAACTACTTGGACAAATGTTAAATCATTTTTAAAGACTTATTTTGACACATTATACGCAACAATTACTAACTTAAATTTAAAAGCTAATATTGCTTCACCAACGTTTACTGGTATTGTAACAATCCCAACTATGGTATTGGGAACTCAAACAATAGCCACTGCTGGTGGAACTACTACTTTTACTTCGGCAACAGTTAATTATACAATTTTTACTGGAACTCAAGGACAAACTTTAGTGTTACCAAACGCTACTACATTATCAGTTGGTAAACAATATTGTATTGATAATGATTCAACACAAGAAGTTACTATAAATACAAATGGTGGTGCTGAATTATGGAGAGTTGCTGCTGGAGCGGATGCTTATATAACTCTTATTACAAATGGAACTGCCGCAGGAACTTGGGAAGTAGACTATTCTGGAACTAGAGTGGCAACTGCTAAAAAATTAACAGTTTCTAATACTTTAACTTTAGTTGGAACAGATAATACAACACAAACATTTCAAGCTACTGATACTATTGTTGGTCGTTCTACAACAGATACATTATCTAATAAAAGGATTAATCCACGCTTAGTTACTGCTGCTTCTTATACAACAGATACAGGAACTTCATTAAATATTGCTAATTGCGATGTATTTGAAATTACAGCACAAGCTGGTGCTTTATTATTTAATGCTCCAGGTGGAACTCCTTTAGGTGGTCAAAAACTTATTATCAGAATTAAGGATAACGGAACAGCAAGAGCCTTAACCTACAACGCAGTATTTAGAGCTTTAGGAAATGCCTTGCCAACAACAACTGTATTAAGTAAAACACTTTATATGGGATTTATTTATAACGCAACTGATACTAAATGGGATTTAGTCGCTGTCGCACAAGAAGCATAATTATATGGCAATAGCATTTGATTCATCATCAGTGAGAAGTAATTCGTGGGTAGTAGGAACATCATTAACGTGGAGCCATACCTGCACTGGTTCTGATTTATGTTTAGTTGTAGCTGTAGCGATTGCTGCGGAATTTGTAAACACCACTGGGGTAACTTATAACGGAGTGGCAATGACATACGTCAATATTGTTAGTAATAGCCCTGGTAATAATGGCTATGCTTTGTATTATTTATCTGCCCCAGCTACAGGAGCTCATAATGTAGTAGTTAGTTTTTCTGGTAATACTTCATATGCTGACGGTTTTGCCTGTTCTTACACAGGAGTGAAACAGACAAGTAACCCAGAAGATAATACAACTAGTACTAATTCGGGAGGAAGTTCAGTAACGGCAACACTAAATGTTACAACCCCAAACTCTTGGTTAGTTGGCTTTAGTAGGGGTGACTATGGAGTGGGAACACCAACTATTACTCCTGGTGTTTATAGACAATTAATTACTGGAAATGGATTAATAATGTTTGATAGTAACTCAACCGTTTCGTCTGGCTCTCAATCTATAACGGTTTCTGATGGGGGAAATCAATGGACTATTGTTGCCCTATCAATAGCACCATCAGTAGCATCCAATACTTCAAACTTCTTTAACTTTTTTTAATTAACTATAAACAAATATGAATAACATTTTAAACATCTTAAAAAATCGTAGAGTATGGGTAGCTATTATTTCAATGGCAATTTTTGTTGCTGGATTATTTAGCTATAATTTAGACGTAAACACAGAAATGTTAGCAGATAAATTAGTAGAAATTGGTTCTTTAATTTCAAGTTTAGTAGTAGCTGGACTATCATTATGGTCTTATCTTAAACCTAAACAAATCTAATATATAACATTATGAGTAAGATAGACCAAGTAACTAATAAAGAGCAACAGATAATCAATCATTCTGTTGACCCTACTAAAGTAACAAATATTTTGTATAGACAAATTTCACTTGGTCTATCTATTTTAGGTGTGTTGTTTGGTGCTTTTATTTATTTAACAGCACCTAGTAGAGATAATGACACAGCACTACAACTTCAAGAACAACGTATATCATCTCAACAAACAACAATTGATACTATTACAAAAACTCAACAAAACGATACCCAAGAAGTCAAAAAAGCGATTGAAAATACTAATGTTCAATTACAACTTCAAGCACAAGAAATAACTAAATTAACAACTATTATTGACGAAAGAATTCCACGTAAAAAATAATAATATATAATTATATGACAGAACTAACAATGGAAGAAAGAGAAGTTTTACAAAGTAAAAGACAGTTAGTTCAAAATTATACACGTTGTTGTGGGTGGCTAGTTCCAAAAGAATCGGGTAACCCAGGTAAACAACAAGAATACGCAGATAGAAATAATTATTTAATCGACAAATCTTTGGAACACGAAGTAAACAGATTAAATGGTGTAGCTTTAGAACAAGAATATAATATATAAATATATGATAAATTTAAGATTACCAGTAAAAGACGTTTCAATTAACCAATACTTTGGTCAAAACTTTGTTGACTTCTATCAAAAGTTAGGTATGAAAGGACACAATGGTGTTGATTTCGCAGCCAAACACGGATGCCCAATATACGCTTCTCACGATGGAGTAATTTATTATTGTGGAACAGATAACCAGGGTGGTATAGAAGTTGATATTTGGGATAGCAAAAATTTATTC